GTTGAAGGTGTTCGTTAGCGAATGCCTCTAGTCTTTGTTTTATCTGATTTACCGTGTAGTTCACTTATGTACTTTTCTAGTTTCTTAATGTTCTTTTTTTCAACAGCTCCAAATTTTACTGAGGGCTTGTTTGCATGTTTGTCTGACATTGAATACATGTTGATTTATTACAGCTACAATATGAATCTAACACCATTCCACATGTGTAGTTATCACGCCTTGGGTGGATGGTATCTATACTAGTTCCTGGTTGAGTATATAACGGGTAATCACTTTGATTTGCTATTAGATAAAGGGTTAATCGTTCTGCATACCATTCTGCCTTATTCTTAAATCTGTCCGATAATTTGAACGAAGTTGCAATATCTACAGGCGTAGACTCGTCTGTATTCTTTTGGCTTACGTTTGCATTTGTCAACTTAAAATTCAAATCTATACACGCTTCTTGTTGAATGTATTTAATCATACAAGGTATTACGTAGTCATCTACTAGCGTTTTATTTAAAGCTGTTAACGTAGGTACTTGTGATCCAATTTCACGATATAAGGCCGTTCCCAAAATTGGTAGTATGTGCATTTCTTGAACCTCTATAATCATTGGCCCTATCAACTTACTGTCAACATTGCCATTAATTATAGATAATTCTTTTAGTCTAGATTCTGAAATTAATTTAAACATTACTTACGATGTTTTGTTTCCAAATATGTCTACAGTAATCAGTAGTTACGTCTAGCTGTGGATTGTGATAAAAACCACCTCGCATTTTCCAAACATCATACCCAACTCTTGCGCTTATTGTGTCAATGTCTGAACGAGTATAAAGTCTATCCAATGAAATTAACTTTTTGCAAAAGGGTCTTGATGTTCCACCTGGTTGTAATGGGGGTGCAGTTGAACGCAATTCGTAAGACCACATAACCTTAGTAGTAACGGATGGCGTTACTGTTTTTTCGTCTGCAAATCTTTGTTTGTGAAAGTCTAACTCTTTTGCATAAGAGTCGTCTCTATCTTCAATGTCTACACTTGAATGTATTTTGTATTTGCTTTTAGGCTCTCCAAATGTGTTAAATAATTCTATCTTTTCGTCATCACTTAACTCGGTTGACATTTGTACAGGTGATTGTACTTGTTGGTCTTGTGATAAAGGTTTTTCACCTAATCGCTCACGAATTTCATTTATAGTTAATGCCTTAAACAATCCTTCTTCACTCAATTCAAATCCAACAGGTTCAATATCTTTTATAAGCAAAGGTTGACCTAGTCCGTTCAATGAAAATAAATAATTGAAGCAACCTAACAACATTTGTTGTTTTGCCATTACATATCCATTCTTTAGCAACTCCCACGATACACGAATTTCATTGCCTGTATTGCCACCTAATTGAGAAGTATTTTCAATGCCAAATAAAATTCCGTTTGTTACTTTATGGCCTGTAAATATTTCTTGTTGACTTTTTTCATTAAGCGTATCCCAAAGTTTATCAAAATTATTTGACGCTAAAGGGGTAATTGTTGGTGCTGAATCTTTACCATCAGAAAATACAATTACTAAACCGCCTGCATTATCGGTACCTGCATGTTTTGCTTTTAATTTCTTTTCAATAACGCCAGCCTTTGCAGCATCTGGTTGCCCATTATTAAAAGAAATCATTGTACCTGCGCTAAATCCATTCTTTAAGTTGTTCAAATGGAAGTTCGCAATCTGAATATCTATTTCAATGTAAGGGATACAACCTAAATATTCTGGCAACGGGTAAACACCTGCACCTGGTCGGTATTGGTCGAATAAAAATACACCGCTAAACGTTTCGGGATTGAATGCCTTTAATACTTTTATATCTTCTTTCTTAGGCTTAAAATAAATGTTATCCTTTTCAGCCCATTTGTCACAAACAAAAATAGTTTTCTTGTCTTTCGAAACTCGCACTTTTGACCAATCAATATGATTTAATTGTGCCCAACCTTTTTTGTCTTTTCTTGGAATAACCTCAATAGCTATCCCTGCAAATACTTCTAAATCGGTGTTACTTTATACAACAAGTCATCTGCTGAATCATTGTAGTTTATATTTTTAACTAATTCTTTTATTTTTTCTTCAAGATTAGGCTCGATGCCCTCATTCAAATAAAATCCACGCCCTTTAATGTAATGAACTTTTCCTGTTACAATAGCATTGTGATTACTACTTCGATTAAATAGTTCTAAAAGATATTGAGGATAACCGTTATCTTTGCCAAATTTGACATACTCTTCTGTTTTTGTTTCTTCAAAAGTGGGTAATTGTACAGCTTCAAATTTTACAACTTGAATACTATCTTCGCCCATTTCTCTTGTTTTAGCCATTGTACACTCGTATTAAATTTGAATCGGATTCGTATGTTGGTATCACTTCGGATGTTGTTCTTACTTGTACTTTGCCAGTCTCTACAATATCACCCGAAAGTAAAGGGTCTAGGTTTGTTGAACTTACTTGCTCACGAATAGTATAAGCATACTGCCCATCGTTTACTAATTCAACTTCACCAAGTAGATTGTCAGGTGTTGCAGTTTCTGTAATCACAAATTTATTAAACCTGTATTTGAAATTTGAAACATCTTCACAAATGAAATACAATAAATCTTTGCTTTGGTTATCTTCAAATTCAAATAAGTAATTAGGATTGCTTATCGTTGTCTTTTCCGATAGTGTCAGAATTACCACGTTGCTTTGTGCTTTCCTTAGGTTTATCATTTTCGAAAACGTCTGCGTTAATTGATTTTAATACTTCGATGTTACTTTCAGATACTTCAATATTTACCCCTAATTCTTTTGAATAAATTTGCGTTCCTAATAATTCTTTCTTTATCATAAAGATAACTTTTTTAGTTGTAAAAAAAAAGACTTTACCGTTTGATAAAGTCTTTTTTTAAATTGCTTTTCAAAATTAAGAAGCTGCTACAATTAATGTTGCAATTAATGATCCTGTAACCTCTGCCATAGAATCAGTTTCTTTGCCAGCCAATACCAAATCAAACCCGTTAAAGTCTCCCATTGCTTTGCCTAATGTGCTAGTCGATGGCATTAAGTCCATACCATTCTCTTCACCCATTAACCAATAGATACCATTACGGTCTAATGCAATTACCATGCACCTGTTAAGTGCAAGTAATTTAATTTCGTTACGCTTTGTAGTGTCTCTTTTGTTGATACGCATTTTAGCTTCTTGGGCATAAAATGTAGTACCATTTTCAACTGATGTTGTAATTGTTTCGGTTGTTTCTGCTGTTTCTTTTTCAAAGTCATACACCCAAAAACGTTTACCTGTTGCTAAAGTAAATGCGGTAACAACTCCAGCCGTTTTTGTTAATGTTGCTTTGTTTTCAAGCTCTGTGATGTACATCTTTTTAATGCCACCTACGGAGTCCTTACAGCCTAGTGCAATACTAGATGTTAATGTACATGCCATATCTTTATAAGTTTAAAGAGGGAGCTATTAACTCCCTCTTATTTTAAGCTAGTGTGAATTGAGTTACTTCATTCAAGAATGCAAAGTTGAAACCTGCTTTCCATTCTGCCATGTAGCGTACTTCGTCTGCTTCTTGAGCAAAGAATATTTTGAATTGGTCTTCTTCATTCATCAAATCTGTTCCGTAGAATGCATTTGAAGTTCTAAATGCGAAAATCTTATTCGTTCCATTCAATCCATTCACTGCAACTACTTTAATATTTGTACCAGGTATTACTAATTCAAAGTTTGAAGTATCTGCTGTGTAGTGAAATAGATTTGCAGTAGTTAATTCTTTAGTCCATACCCTGAATTGGTCTAATCCTATAAAGATAATAGCTTCGTCTACTACTTCTACTGGAATAGTTGCTGCGATTGATTGCATGATTGCAACTGCGTTTCCTGTGAACGCTGTGTATGGAGTTGTAAAGTTTGCTGAAGTTGTAGGTACAAATGTAAACGCAACACCTGAGTTCAATACACCTGCATTAGCAGTTAAAGTGATAGAAGTTTCAGAACCTACAGAAGACACTACATAGTATGCGCCGTTAATTCTTAGCTTATCGCCTGCTGCAATACCTTGAGTTACGAATGTAGTACCAACACCTGTTACTGTTGCTGTGCCTACTGCTGTCGATACTGTACCTAAACCAGTAATCGCATTCACGTTTACAAGTCCAGTTGCAGATGAAACATGTCCAGCCATTTTAATGATACCATCAAACTTACTTAAGTTAGCTGTGCCAGAAGTTGTATCACCTTGCCAGATTGCAGTTTCCATTTGTTTCTGAATCGACTTAACTTTTAAGTCTGAATAGATTTGTTCAAATGGCACGCCTTCGTATTGAGAACCTGGAGCAAGTAAAGTCTGAGTATATTTTGCTTCTAATGTTTTAGGACATAAAGCTTCGTGTACTTTAATTTTACCTACCGTTACAGTACGCTGTGTGATTGCTGTTGTTCCTGAAGCGTTAAATCCACAAGTACCACCAACTTGAAATACTGCATCAGTATCTAATATGTTGATTGTTTGTGCTGACTTAATGCCTGTCATTGGAGTTAACAATGAAATTGTTTTTGCTCCAAATACTGCCTTTGTAATTAAGGCCATTTTATTTTGCTCGGTGTAGTTAGCCAAGCCTGATACATCTAATGACATGTCTTTATTTATTTAAATTTTAGTTCGTTTTTAGCCTTGATTATAGCATCAAGAGTGCTTTGTTTTTTGAAATTGTAATTTGGTTTTTCTTCAACCTTTGTTTCTTCTGCTGGCATACCTGCAATAGATTCTATTACATCATACGTAGCCTTTTGGACATTTTTCATCTTTGCGAAATCTTGCTTTAAAGAATCAATTTCCTTAAACTTTGTTTCACTAGACTCAAGTAATGATTTGTACTTTGCTTCTAATTCAGAATAAGAAACTTTCAATTTTGAAAACTCTTCTTCCATTCCTACTTTAGAATCATCAGCTTCACCTTCAGCAGGCACAACGGAATCAATTATACCATCTGTAACATTAATGATTGAACCATCATCTAAGATATGTTCACCATTGGGAGCGGGCATTTCACTGCCATCCTCAGCTACTATTAATATTTTTGAACCCTGTGCAATGTCTCCAGATACTTTGATTTTAGTACCATCTTTCAATGTTGCTTCAGTCATTTCAACAGACGTTTTCGGCTCTTCTTCCGTTGGAGCTTCGAAGTATTGCTTTGCAATTTCTCCAAGTTTTCCAAAAAGAGATTTAACCTTTTCGTCTTTTTCTTTAATTTTATTTTCCATCGTATAAGTTGGCTTTATACATAGATATAATTCAGTAATATAAATTGCAATTTAACAATTAACTTGCTGTTATTGAATCAATTATGTTTATAATCTCATCTATTTTACTTAATGGTTTTTCTGTAAATAATTCTTGAACAAATGGGCCTTCAACTGAAAACCCTTTGAATGTGCCTGCTTTAATTTCTGCCCAAACCTCATCGTTTTCAACTTTGTAAGAACCAAACCAACTACCGTTCGAAAGACCTTCAAATCCTTTTGGGGCATTAACACCTCTATCCCTATTTATTATAAATGATTCAAACATAAACACTCCGTCAACCTTATCGCTACTAGAGTGCATGATGTTTACATTGGTGTTGTACTTGTTCTTAAAGAACTTTTGAACTATCTGCATGATAGTATTTGAATCAAACACGGCGTAATACTCACCATACTTTTCATCTCTTCTGTAAATAGGAAGGTCGGCCACCATCAAAGGCCCAGATACTATTCGCTTTTCTTCGTTTTCAATAGCGAACCGCATCGGATTAACGTTATTGAATGCTAACCAATTTCTTTCTATTGCAGGATTGTCAACAAGTGCCACATACTCTACACCTGTACCATCCTCAATATCTTCGTCAATCGTTAATTTATAAATCGGAAACTTTTCCATAATGTTTTATTTAAAATGTTGCTCTTTCTTCTATACTGCTAACTCTTCTTTGAGTTCTTGTTAAATCTGTTTCAACAACTACGGCACGTATTGGAGCATTTGCTTCTGCTCTTAGTGCGCCCGTGTCTGTTGATGGCCTTGTGCTTGTTACTGTTGCCACGGGTGCAGGTGCTCCAATTGAGCCAGATGGTGCGCCAGAGGGTGCAGGTGCTCCAATCTTTTTAGCAGCAAATGCAAAGTTTGTAAGCGTTAATCCAATTAAAGAACTTATCGCAATAGGTGTTGCTACTAATCCCGCAGGTCCAAGCGATGCACCAAACGCTGTTCCTATCTGTATATCATTTGCAATAGCCTTACCTGTTTGCACGCCTAAGTCAGCAATAGCAGCGGCCTTTGCAATCGCTGTTGCTTTTTTATTATTAGCCTCTAAGTTTGCTCCTAATGTTTTGAATCCTGACAATACAGATGAGCCGTAAGCATCTTGTGCTGCCCTTCTTTTTTCTTGCTCTTCTTTTTCCTTATCGGTCTTTTCTTTTTCGATTGCAGCTTGCGCTTCTGCAAACTTTCTATCTTCTTCAAGTAATGCTAAATTCGCATTTTGTTTTAATTGAAGCTTTAAGGCTTGCGTTGCATTGTCTGCACCTGTAAGTAATTCGAGTTCCCTTTGTAAATCAATTTCGATCTGCTCCCTACGCCCTTGATATGTTTTTTCCCTTTCTGCTTTATCCAATTCGTCACGTCTAGCATTAACATCAAGCATATACTGTTTCATTTTTGCTTGGCGTTCTTCCTCTGCTTTTATAAGTGCATCGGTTGCTGCTTGCTCTTCTTGTGCAATCTTTTTTAATCGCTCATCATTTGCCTTTTTTCTTTCTTCGGCTAACTTTCTGTTTTTTTCTTGTAATGCTTTTAGCTTATCTTCTTGTTCTTTTTTGTCTGCATTTGAATCTTCAAGTATAGCAACCTTGTACGCCTGTTGTCTAATTGCTAGTTCCTCTAATTCGTCTTCGGTTACTTTTTCGTTTGCTTTTTTCTTAGCATTAACATAATTCAAATATGCATCAAGTTGCTCATCAAGCAACATAATTTCTTTTGCACGAATGTCGTCTTCTGTAGCTCCTTGTAATTTTGCAAGTTCAATTTCTCTTTGTCTTGCTTTTAATAGTTTATCTGATTGGTCTAACTTTTCTTTACTGCGTTCCGCACTTGCTTGTGCTGCATCTTCTTCTGCTGTGTCTAATATATTAACGTATTCAAGAAGTCCGATTATACTATCTTTTACTTTTGTGATAACCGCAACAGTTGCATCAATTATATTTTGAACCCAAACAAATTTTTCTCCAAGCTTTTCAATTCCCGTTTGAATCAATCCGATTGGGGTCATGAACCTATACATGAACTCAGCAATCTTTATGATAGTATCTATATTCTCGGTCATTATCTTTTTGACCTTATCGAAATTTAGATATAACAATGTCAATCCCGTTGCTATTGCAACGAAAGGAAGTGCAAGCATTGCAAGCCTTAGCAACCTAGCCCCTATCGTTGTACCTGTTTGTACAAAATTATAAGCTGCTTGATATATAGTTGTTGCTTTTACTTGAATAGATAAAGCTTCAAACCCTCCTTTTAGTTCTGTTATTTGGTTAAGGCCTTGCGACAATGCCAATGCAGCCTGAACCTTTAGCATTTGCTTTTGCACATCTTCACTCTCTGCCCCAAACAAAGCCATTGCACCTTCAGCCGCTGCAAATCCTCCTGCGATACCGTTAACAGCTTGCGTTACTGCGTTAAATTTATCCTCTGGATGTAGGGCGTTAATAGCTTCGTTTACGCCTGCAATCTCGTCTTTAATCTTTGCTGCACGTTTTGCTGCATCAATAGCCTCCTTACTTGCGTTACCAAACTTTTGCGCTAATATTTGTGCTTCGTTGGTAGCTTCTTTTAGTTGAGCCTTTAATGCTTTGGTTGCACTTACAGCACCTGTTCCATCTACTTGTAATTCGAATGCTATCTTTTCCATTAATCAGTACCCCCGTTTATTATTTGTATTGGTGAGTCAGAGAATAGCCCTTGCACTTCATCTACCCCACCTTGTATTAATTGTATGTAACTTGTAGCCGATAGTGAGCGCACTTCGTCAAGACCTCCCTGTATTAAATTGTTAAATATTGTAGGGTCTAAATCTATTTGATATGCTGTATAATCTATTCCGTTTTTAATCTTAGACAATTCAACAATACATACATTTGGTTCTATCGGTGAGTAGTCAAGTATTTTGTTGAGCCTATAATTTATGTTGTCTACTTGAATGAAATTCTTGAAATTTAAATTGCAAATATCACTATCACGCAATCTAAACTTACCACGAATCAACTTTGAATTTTTATCTGTAATCTCATCTATAAATTTCCTGTAATAAGTATTGTATAAGTTACCTGTTGTATAGATTGAAGTGTTCCAATATATAACCTTTGGTATCTCAAATAATAAATCAAGCGTAGGGCTTAACGGTTCGTCTACGTGCCCGCAGTAAGGATATGATGTGTATGTTACATTGCTTGAATACATTATTGTAAACGAGCCTAGACACGGCTTTAAACCACCATAGTAAAGTATCCGTATGTTAGAATCGAATGGCGAAAATGTGCCATCGTCTTCACGGGTTACAATGTGCGGAACAACCATTTTATTTAATGATGTATCAACTGAAACTGTAGGCGAAAATGAAACGCTAATTTCTTTTTTGCCTTTTACAAAATCATTTAATACCTGTACATCTCTATTCCCATAAACTTCTTTATAGGTGTCTTTATAAAGCGTGTTGTAATAGTCGCCATCTTCTTTGTAGGCAAACACATAGTTTTTACCTTCAACTTCTGAAACGGGGAGTATTTCAATTTGGCTTCCTCTATCAAGTTTATTCGTCCAGTCGACTACTGAATTGCTATTATAGAAATCGCTTGCACTTTCAATAATTAAATTTCTATTGTCTTGTTCATCCTGTCTAATGTAAAGATTGAACATTTTAACAATCGACAAAAAGAAATCTTTATTTGTTATGTTCTTAGGAACAACGGAAGAAAGATTGAACACATCTCCGATTGCAAGTGGTATTGATATTGGTTTGATAGTTAGTTCTGTCCCAATGTTTACCGTTACAGATGCCACCGCAAGCACATACACACGAATTAAATTACCTTGATTTAATGCCTTTGATGGTATTCTAAATTGTCCCGTAAATGTTCCATCGGTGTTATAGGTTACTACATGATTTGAAACAAAACTATTCCACGTACCGCCTAGTGTATTGGTTGTTTCTACATTCAAATAAACGGTTGCACCATAATACACACCGCCGATTGTGTCGCCTGTTGCGCTTATATCATAATCAACTATTATTTCATAAGCCCCTGTTTTATTTGCTCTAAAATACCCAGTTGTTACATCAAATAAATCTGATGCATCTTGAACCGTATTTGGGAACAATAGTGTAGCTCTTTGGCCTCCCAATACTGTTGTACTTATAACTTCGGTATCTGTTGTATAATCCTGTATAGCTGTGTTAATGGTAGTTGTTGAAGCATTGACTCTATCAACATTGCTTGAAGCAGGTATAATTAAGTGCTTTAAAATATCGCTATCTTTAAATAGTCCGCTATATGTAAAGCCCGAAAGTTTAAATATTTTATCTAAGTATGATTTAACATAAATAGAAGGATACATTGTAAGCGCATCATATTGATACATACTAGTACCATATCCGTAATTAATGCATGGATATACATACCCCTCGCCTATTGGTTCGCTTGTTAGTATTTCACTCTTTACAGTAATAGAGTCGCCAATAGTTACATCGTAAATACCCTCAGTTGTTTCAAATATTGTATACAATCCAGAAGTTCCGGACGATAAAATAATATATATGTATCCATTAATATTAACCTCTGCGCCATCTGCTAGTATAGGGCTGTCGGATGTTAGTATTTTAAATTTCTCAGCAGAATGAATTAGCGCACTATAATTTTTAGAATACGTATTATTGAAGTTTACATATTTTAAACCGTTCTTAATTATAAAATCATTCCAAGAACTTTCGACATTGTCTTGTATTAGTTCGTGGTTGTATTCGCTAAAATCAATATCGGTCAAAAGCTTATTATCAATACTTGTAAAGAAATCGCCTATTACTCCAAATATACATATCTCGTATTCGTAGTAATTATTTGTTTTGATAACTTTAAGTAATTGACAGTACCCATCTATTTGAAGAAGTGTATTTGTGTACACCTTACATAATGCTTTGATTGCAGGGTTGAAGTCTGGTGAAAAGTTAAGCGCATCGGTACTATCAGACTCTTTACTGATTTCGAAGATATAGCTAAATAAAGTATTGTTTGCCTTTGTGCCAGGCAAAGTAATTGTTTTGGAAAACGAAGTGTTTCGCTTTTCTGGGTTACGAATGTCAGCAATAGAAAAGTTTAAAGATATTGGAATATCCTTATATATGTCCGCTGATATGTTATTAATTACAATCTCTGTCATTAGTACGATTGTCTATAATTTTCATTACCAAATTCAAAACTTAATTGCAAGTTGAATACTTTTTCATTTACTGACTTATTAAATTTATATCTATTGTCGGTAATTGTTATAGGTATCAATTCGCCACCTTGTTCCATAAATACAATAGGTGATGTTATAAGTACTTTAAGCCATATGCTTTCGGCTTCACTTATCCAATCTGAATTAACTGTAATAGTATCTTGATTGCTTGAACTCATTGTTTGACTTGTACGGTCACCAACACCATACACATATTCATTCGATCCGTTAAAAGAACCGCCTAATATTTTATAACCTTTTTTTTCAATTGTACTATTCTTTGTCGATGCAAGCTTGAAGTTAAATACATCAAACCCTCCTTGAATATTTAAGAAGTGCAATGGAATGTTAACGTACTTACAATTTGACTCTTGAATATTGATACGCTTAACTTCAAAGTCAAATGATGATGTAGCATCAACAATTGTTACCGTATAGTAGGCAGCACCATCAAAGAAATCAGAAGCAAACAATGCTTTTAAATTAGCAGTGCCAGCCGACACCCTTAAAAATCTATCACCTATTTCAGCGTTTGATAAATCAGTCGGAGCAAAAGTGTTATAGTTAATAGTAGTTCCCGCACTTGAATATGTTTGCACAGCCATCAAATCTATATTCTCAGGTATTTCATGATAGAAGTATAGCCAAAGGTTTGTGTTTTCATCTACATTTGGCTGTGCGATATTAGTCAAGAACTTTCTAACTGAGCCTTGATAAAAAGAATTTGTACTCCAATCAACAAAAGACAAGTATTCAAGACTCGCATTAACCGCATAGCATGTACTAGTAGTTTCCATATCTATGTAGGTAGTTATAGTGCCATCTACTGAATACTCTTCTCCTAAGCTTACATATACACTAGTCCATGAATTAGGGTTTCTATCAAAAGCTGAAGAAGTTATATCTATATCATGTGTTAAATAAGATTGAACGATACTAGATATGTCTAGCCTAGCAACACCTGACAATGTTTTGGGAGGTAATCGGTGGCGTGAAATAAACGTACCTGCAATATAAATATCAAACACATATTGAAAAGCTAACTCAGTCATATTGTCCGAACTGACTACGTAGTTCATTGGGTTATATGCTGGCGTTACCTCGCTAGGTTCTTGTATTATTGTTAACATCTAACATTATGTTTATTTCTATCGACTTACCTATAACCTTAGATATATCTTTTTTCAATAATTGTACGGCTTCTGGTGTAATTACATCCGTAAAGAAGTTGGTCGGTGCTATTCCTTTTTTACCGATTGACTTAGAAATTGCAAAGGCTGCCGATAGCAATGGCACTTTAACCGAAAGGCCTTTAAATGTTGTAATCTTAACATCCTTTAATTTCTTACGTGTTAGACTAAAGCTATTGGCTACCGTTGGCTTATGTTGCAACCATTTTATAATAGGCGTTACAGGTGGCGGAATACTGTTTGGCTTCCTACCATCGTTTACATTAATCCAGTAGTCTTCCATATTAATAGTGAATCGAAATATTGACCCTACTATCTCAACATCAAAAGCAATGGAAGGGTAAAGCGTGCCCGTTGTTGGATCTGAATTTGGATTGTTCCGCTTTAATCCTGCGACTAGATTACTCTTTGTTTTTTCTACAAAGATATTCCCATACCTTTCAAATATTGCTTGTAATGAATTAGGTGGTGCGACTGATGGCTTACCTTTTGCTTGACCTATTCCATCTAAGAAATCAAATTCGCTCATAAGTCTTTGCCTTTTCGTGGTAATAAGAAATCATATTTAGAAACTTAATTACATTCCATTCAGTTATTTCATCCCAAAGTACGGGATTGTTATTTG